GAGTTCCTCGCTGGCAGCGCAGGCGGCCACGGGATCGCGCAGGGCCTTGGCAATGAGCTGGGCTCGGCCCTGACCTCCGTCGTTCTTGATCTGCGCGAGGGTATCGAACTCGTCGCTAAGTTTCACACGGAGATCGAGGCGGCTGGCGAAGCCCTAGCGATCGCCTTCGGTATTTCGGTGGTTCGCGGCATCTTCACCACCTTTGCTTCGTCGATCACCGGCGTCATGACGCTGATGAAGACGATGCAGGTGCAGATCGCGACCGGCATGGCCACGGTCTCGGCGACCAAGCCGCAGACGCAGTGGGCCGGTATGCAGAAGCTCTATGCCTCGCAGGCGGCCGCTGCCGCAACGGCCGATGTGGCTTCCGCAACGTCTGCCGAGGCCGCGGCGACTGCGGCGGAGGCGACCCGACTGGCAGCCCTAGCCGAAAGCATGGCTAGCCGAGCTTTAATGACGACCGAGCAAGCGGCCGCCAAGGCGGAGGTCGCTGCTGCTGCTGTTGCGGCTGCGACCCGCGCCGAACAGGAATCGCTTGCTGCTCAAGCCGCGCTAAAGGAGGCGACCGCTGCCTCGGGCGCCGGCGAAATGGCGGCGTCGGCTAGTGTTCTTGGTCGCAACGGGAAGATCGCCGGCGCCTTCATGCCGTTGCTCGTCGAAGGTTTGAGCGCTTTCAGCGTAGCGGCAATGGTCGCGCTACCGGTCATTGGTTTTCTCAGTGATTATTTCGATATATTCAACTCGCGCGCGCGCGAGGGGTGGCAGAATCTCGAGCACTACGGCGCGGCGTCGAAGGAAGCCGCAGACGGCGCCAATGCATTCTTGAACGTCAAGCGCGAGGAGCTTCGTGTCATGGAGGCCGATCGCGCCTCCCGCCTAGCCGCTGAAGGCATTCTCGGCAATGCGAACGCCGCCCACGCCTCGGCTGACCCAGAGCTGGAAGCGAAGCGGAAGGAACTTGCTGATCTCGAGCGCAAGGCCGGCGAATGGCAGCTCGAAGGGCTTGGCAATGACGCTCAGCGCATCAGCGCGAAGGCTATGCAGCTAGTTGACGCAGATATTCAGAAGATCAAGCTGCTCTATAATCAATCATCGGATGCAGCCGCAAAAGCCTTCGACGCGCAATTGAAGATCATCAACAATGCTCACCAATCGGCGGCGCTGGCGACTGCTGATTATCAGACTGCTCAGCGCGATCGCGTCATGAGCGATTACGATTCCGAGATCGCCAAGCTTGAAGAATACAAGGCGAAGGCCGAAGAGGTCCGCAAGACGTCAACGTCGCCCTCCGACCAGATGGCTGCGGATTCATTCATTCTCAATTTGGAGGAGCGTGAACAGGCGCTGAAGACGCAGCGCGATGAGTACGCCAAGCAGCCGATGGGCTTCCAGCTCAACAAGAAGGTGCTACCTGACGACAAGCTGATGGAGAAAGCCAGCGAGGAGATCCAGAAGCTCTACGCCTCGATCGACGGCTACAAGGCTGGGATCGAAGGGGCGGATGCGTCGGCCGAGCAGCTCTATCAGACCTGGCTGCGGTTGGGTAAGGCCGGCGACAGTCATGTCGGGATGGTCGCCGAGGCGATCGTGCAGATGAAGGAATTGAAGACGCAGGCCGACGACTACGAGAATATTATCTCTGGTGGTCACAAGCTCGAAAAAGATCTGACGGATTTAATCGATAAGGATAACAACACGATCTTCGACGATCTCTATGGCAAGTTGAGCGGCTACGAACAGATTATGGCGAGGAAGGCCCGCGGCGAATATCCCGGCCAGGGCGGCACGACGCCCGATCAACTTCGACTGGTTGCGATGCGCGAAGAGCTCGATAAGGCGCAAAAGGCCGCGGTAGACGCCGGCAAGGCGCTTCAGGACAGCTTCGGCGTCACGCTGGCTCAGAACATCACGACGGTCAACGATGCGCTTAACGGCACGTCTAGCGCGCTTCTAAGCATCGTCAATGGTACGGCGAAGAGCGGCTTGTTTAATCAGCCGGCCGCCTCGCTACTGAACGGCTCGATCATGGCCGGGCCGCGCGCTACCGCGCCTAGCGGCCCTCCGCCCACTGACTGGGCGCAAGGCATCAACTTCGGCAATGCGGGTCCGTTCTCTGCTAAGACCAGCCCAAGTGATCCGCTTCAGGACGACGTCAAGAGCGCCTTGCATGCGCTGGAGCAGATGGCCGGCGCGTTCACGATCACCTCAACGACACAGGGCGATCACGCGAAGGACTCGGAGCATTACAAGGGCGAGGCGGTCGACATCGCCGCCAACAACAGCATGTCCGGCGCGCAATACATCGATCTCGTCACCAAGGCGATCGAAGCGGGCTTCACCCGCGTCGGCGTTTCGGACTCGCATCTTCATCTCGACATGGGCAAGACCGGCGCCTTCGCCGATTCTGGCGGCGAGATGGGTCGCGCCGGCATGAGCGTCGCCCAGATAGATGCTCTAGTGAAGCAGATCGCCGCCAACCGTTCGGTGGTGAACGCTCCCGAAAGTGAGACGCAGAAGAACGATCGGCTCGCCGAAACTGCTAGGACTTTACAGCCGCAGGTTGAACAGGCCAACGCTAATAAGGCGTTGATGGAATTGTTCGACAAATTCTCGAAGATGGGCGACGTCAAGTCGCTCGAGGCGGAAGGTAGCGGCACCGAGCTCTCCAAGCTGATCGCCTGGATCAAAGAGAACGGTCAAAAGACCTCATTTGGCACCAACAACTCTGACGACCCGCGCTATCAGCCGTTCAAGGATGCCGCCAGCGCGGCCGACGAAGCCAAGAAGCAGGCCGACGCCTTTAAGACCGCGATCACCGATGCTGAAACGGCCGCGAAAGCCTCGGCGCAGAAGCTCGTTGAAGGACGCGAGGCGCTGGCCAACGACTTCACGAAGCTCGCTCACGGCGCGGATGGCGCTTCGGATGCGCTCCTAAAGGTGCGCGAAGAGGGTCAGCGCAACGTTTCGAAGGCCGTGACGGCATATGGCGCCGGCTCGCCGCAGGCTGCTCAGGCGCAGAGCGAGGCGGATCAGAACTCCGCTCTTCAGCAAGATCAGGACATCATGAAGGCGGCCGAGGCCGCTCAGAAGAAGACCGAGACCTATCGTGAGTCGACGATGTCGCAGGAGCAGGCTGACGTCGCCAAATACAATGCGCTAGCTCAGGAATATCAGCGCGACCTCGCCAACTTCACGGGCACCGAAGAGCAGAAGGCAGTCATCTCCAAGCAGTTCAACGCCGCGCTCGCGGCTGATTGGGCTGCGATGCAGGCCAAGACGCCATTCGCCAAGCAGATGCAGGATTGGGCAGACTCGACCAAGAATCTGCAACAGGCGACGTCGAGCTTCATGAACTCGGCTGTCGACAATCTGGCGACCCAGATCATGACCGGTAAGGCGAACTGGGCCTCGTTTGCGGCCTCGATCGAGAAAGACCTGCTTGAGATCGCTATGAAAGGGGCCGCGAGCGGTCTCTTGGGCGGCATGGGATCACTGCTGGGCGGTGGCGGCGGCAGCAAAGGCGCACCGATGCAGCTCGCCGGCGCCGTCGGCGGCGGCAGCAAGATGGGTGGCGGCGGTGGCGGCAGCAAGCTCACGACGCTATTCGGCGTCGCGACTCACCACACGGGCGGCATCGTCGGCGGCGCGTCAGGGATGCGCTATATGTCGCTCGCCAGTCTGATGAGCAGCGGCAGCCCGTTCGCCAATGCGCCGCGCTTTCACAGCGGCGGCATCGTCGGCGTCGACGAGGTGCCGATCATCGCCAAGAAGAACGAGGGCGTGTTCACGCAGGAGCAGATGAAGGCGCTGGGCCGCAGCAACAATCAGGTCACGCTCCACAATAACGTGATCGTGAATGCGAACGGCGGCCGCCCCGAGGACAATGCGGACCTGGCTGCACAGGTTGGCGCGCACGTCGAGCGCATTGCACGTTCTACGGTAGTGGATGAATTGCGGCAACAAATGCGTCCCGGTAATCTTCTGTTCGGCTAAGAGACCAAGATGACCCTAAATACTTTCAACCCTGATCCGCCACCCTCGCCGGGAACTGACATCAAGCGTAAGCCGAAGCTGCTCAAGGCAGACTTCGGTGACGGATATTCGCAGGCTACGCGCGACGGCGTGAACTGGATCAAGAACTCGCTGACGCTGACCTGGGAGACGCTGACCCTCGATCAGGCCGTCGTGATCGACACCTTCTTCAGCGATCAGGGCGGCGACGTGCCGTTTTACTATACGGTCTCCGATGATCTCGCGCCGACCAAATGGACCTGCGAAGATTGGTCCGTCAAGCGAGGGCAGGGTGGTCTACGAACAATCAACGCAACTCTAACGCAGAATTTTAGCACCTTAACATGAAGTCAAAATTGACTTATCATGTGAATAGGAGCAGAGATGTGAGATGACCAATCTAACCGAAAATGTTCAGAGTCCGACACCTGGCGAACTCGTGACCATGTTTCAGTTGGATACGAGCTCGATCGGCGGCCCCATTCAGAGCTTCTGCGCGGCCGCTCAGAACAATCTCGGCGTGACTTTCAATGGCGTCTACTACACGCCGACCGACGTCAGCTATTCGGGCTTCGAGATGAGCGGCTCGGGCGGCTTGCCGACCCCAAAAATTAAGGTCTCGAACTCGAACGGCATTTTTCAGGCGATGCTGAACACCTTCGGCGACCTCGTTGGTTGCACGCTGACTCGCATTCGCACCTTCGCTCAGTATCTCGATGGCGCCGCGGAAGCAGATCCGACCGCGCTTTTTGGTCCAGACATCTTTCTCGTTGAGCGGAAATCGAGCGAGAACCCAATCTTCATCGAGTGGGAATTATCCTCTTCTCTCGACAATCAAGGCGCGATGATTCCCAAGCGCATGGTTATCCGCGACACCTGCACCTGGCGATACCGAGTCTGGAACATGACCACGGGCGCCTTCGACTACACCAAGGCTCAGTGCCCCTACACTGGGGCGATCATGACCGCACAGGACGCGGCAAGCACTGATCCGACTCAGGACGGCTGCGGCCGCATGGTCTCGAGCTGCAAGCTTCGCTTCGGCGCTACCGGCGATCTACCCTATGGTGGCTTTGCCGGCGTTGCGAGGTTCCAATGACCTTTATCCTGACGGCCAAGAACATCAGCGATATTAAGGCGCACACGATCCGGGACTTCCCGAAGGAGGCTTGCGGGCTGATCGTCGACGGCGATTATCTGCCGTGCTTCAACTACGCGACCGACCCAAACAAAGACTTCACGATCGCCGCGGCGCTTCAGGTCAAGCTGAAGACCGATGGCAAGAAGATCGAAGCAGTTGTGCATTCGCACCCCGGCGGCCCGCTATTTCCGACCGATAGCGACATGATTGGGCAGCTTGCGACGGGCGTGCCGTGGGTTCTCATTGCGACGGATGGGGAGATCACCTCGACACCTGAGATTTGGGGCGGGAACGCTGAGATCGCCCCGATTCTCGGACGCTCGTTCATGCACGGGATTCGCGACTGCTACTCGCTTGCGCGCGACACATACGGCTTGGGAAAAGAGAAGCTTGCTCAACAGAGCGTTCTCTGGCCGCTCGAGTCAATCATTCTCCCTGAGTTTCCTCGCGCTGACGGCTGGTGGGGCGACACGAAGAAGCTCGGTCAGACCCTCTACGTCGACAACTTCAAGAAGGCTGGTTTCGTCGAAATCCCGCGCGAGGAGGCGAAGCCGGGCGATGCCTTCCTCATGAAGATTCGGAGCCTGACTCTCAACCATTGCGGCATTCTGACTTCAGACGGCACAATCATTCATCATCTTCCCGGTCGCCTCTCGCATCGAACACCCGCCGGTATCTGGGCGCGCGCCGCGGAGATTTGGGTTCGTTACAAGGGGACTAGCGGTGCTTCGTAACATCTGGCTTCACGGCCGGCTTGGCGACAAATTCGGCGACGTATTCCGCCTGAACGTCGCGACTGCCGGCGAAGCTATTCGCGCGCTCCACGCCAATCTGACGGGCTTCCTTGAGGAGCTGCGGGAAGGTTCGTTCGAGATCGTGCGCGGCGATCCTAACGATGACGGGATGTATCTCGATGAAGGCGAACTGAACGACTTCAAACTCGGTCAGGCGGATCTTCATATCGTTCCGCACATCGCTGGCTCGAAGAATTCTACCGCCGGCGGCGCGCTGAAGACAATTCTTGGCGTCGCTCTGATCGGTACGGCATTATTCATGTCGGGCGGCGCTCTCGCTGCGCCACTCGGCGCTGGCCTCATGGGCGCGTTTAGCTACGGCAACGTGGCGATGGTCGGCTTAGCGCTGACACTCGCTGGCGTTGCGACCCTTTTGGCGCCAAAGCAGCAGAACCCGAATGAGCAGGCTTCGTTCACGCTCGCCGGTCCCGACAACTCTTATGCGCAGGGTAATCCTGTGCCGTTGATCTACGGCGAGGTTATCTGCGGCTCGCAGCTTATCTCCGGCGCGCTCGACATCGAGAACATTCCCGTCAATTGGAATCCGACCGACGGCAACACGAACATCGACACCTATGATCCAGAAACAGGGCAGGGCATCGTCACCGGCAGTCCGTCCGAATACACTCAGCCTTCCGGTAACACCTAATGGATTTTCCTCTTCCCATTCGGGGCTCAAAGACCTCCTCTCTCAGCGGCTTTATCAAAGGCGGCGGGCAAGGCGTCGAGGCGGACAATACGCTTCGCTCGGCCGCCTTTGCACGCATCGTCGAGCTGATCGGCGAGGGTCAGATCGCGGGTCTCGTCAACGGCGGGACCTCGATCTATTTCAACCAAACGCCGGTGGTGAATGCCAATGGCACCGTGAACTTTCGCGGTGTGCAGTGGGAAAGCCGCGTGGGATTGCCCGACCAGCCGGCCCTGCCCGGCAATTCGACCGCGGAGAACGTCATCGCGGTCGGCATTCAAGTTCAGGAAAACATCTCGCCTTCGGCGGTGACGATTGTCGACCCGGACGTCACTTCCGCTCAGGTGATTGTTCGCGTGCCGGCGCTCACGTCGACGGACAGCAGTGGCAACATAAATCCAACCAGTGTTTCGTGGGTCGTCGAAATTCAGCCTAATGGCGGCTACTGGACGCTCGCCGCCACCGTCAACCTTAACAATCAGAAATGCACCAGCGCCTATCAGCACCAGAGCGTCTTCGACATCCCACCGGGCAGCACGCCCTGCAATTTGCGCGTTCGGCGGATCACCAAAGACTCCGATAACGTTCGTTTGCAGAACGAAACGTGGTGGGATTCCTACACGACGATCGTCGCCGGCAACTTCATCTACCCGAACTCGGCGGTTGTCGGTCTCACCGTCGATTCGGAGCTGTTTAGCGCAAGCGCAATCCCAGCTCGGTCGTTTCACATTCAGGGCCTGATCATTCAGGTTCCGAGCAACTATAATCCGACAACTCGAGTCTACACCGGCGTTTGGGATGGCACATTCCAAATGGCCTATTCCAACAACCCGGCGTGGGTGCTCTACGACCTGTTCACGAACGATCGTTACGGTATCGGCGAGTTCATCGACGCCACCAAAGTTGACAAGTGGTCGCTCTATTCGATCGCCCAATATTGCGATCAGTTGGTCTCTGACGGCTACGGCGGGCAGGAGCCGCGCTACACCTTCAATGGTGTGCTTAATAATCGCCAGGAAGCCTACAAGGCTCTTCAGAACATCACGTCGAGCTTCCGAGGCATGGCCTACTGGTCGATTGGCCAGGTTTTCGCCATCGCCGATATGCCGATGGATCCCGTTAAGCTGGTCTCGCCGACGAACGTCATCGACGGGCACTTCAACTACAGCGGCACAGCTCTAAAGGCTCGGCATTCGGTCGCAATGATCCGGTGGAACAACCCGATCATGTTCTACGGGCCTGACGTCGAGGTAGTGGTCAGCGAGCCGCAGCTCATTCAATATGGGTGGCGCGAGACGAACCTGACCGCGATTGGCTGCACGAGCCGTGGCCAGGCCAACCGCATGGGAAAGTGGCTGCTCGATACCGAGCAATTCGCCACCGAGACCGTCGAATATACCGCTTCCTGGGATCATATCGACGTTCGGCCTGGCGACGTCATCGCGATCGCCGACCCAAACAAAGCTCAAGTGCGGCTTGGCGGGCGTATTCAGGTCATCACGAGCCAGTCAGTATTGACTTTAGATCAGCCGTTCGTTCCGGTCTTGGGTCAAACCTACGCGCTCATGGTTGAATTTCCGGACGGTACGATCGGCTCGCAGACGATCGCGAGTTTCAGTACGGACAATCAGACGGTCACGCTCGAGTCGGCTCTTGCGCAGGCGCCGCTCATTGGCGCGATGTGGGTGATCACCAGCACCGAGCTCGCGCCGCGGCAATATCGCGTTATTTCGATCGCCGAGACTGAAAAGAACCTCTTCAAGATCACGGCGCTCTTCTACGATCCGACGAAGTACGATCGAGTCGAGGGTAATCTAAATCTCGCGACGATCCAATATTCGCGCCCGCAGTCGACCATCAACCCGCCTGCTAATTTTCAGGTGCAGGAGAGCGTCTATTTTCAGAACGGCGTTGCGGCCAATCGTCTGACGTTCTCGTGGTCGCCCTCGGATGACTTCCTCGCTCAGTCCTATCTGGTCACTGGCATCAGCCCGAATATCGGCGGCACGACGACGATCGGTCAGACCAACGTCTCGAGCCTTGACGCCGACGGCATTCAGCTTGGTCAGTGGACCTTCAACATTCAATCGGTCGGCTTTGACGGCCGCGTTTCGACGGATGTCTCCATAGACTACAACGTACAGGGCTGGGCCGCGACGCCGCCGCCCTATGTCAGCATGTTGGAAGTCTTCGACTCTGGCAACAGCGCCAACTTCAGCGGCAAGGACTGCCACGTCACCTGGGAGAATAATTTCCCCGGTTCGACCAGCGATGTTGGCCAGAGCACCGCAGGCGTAGGAAGCGTCAACCCCTTCTTTCTCTGCAACAGCGTCTCAATCCTTGACGCCACCACCGGCACGGTGCTGCGCACCGAGACCGTCTACACCAGCGACTACGTCTACACCTTTGATAAGAACACCGCCGACAATGTCGCCTTCAACCGCGGGCCGCAGCGTGCGTTCTCGGTCAGCGTCGTGGTCCAAGATACTCTTGGTCGTCAGTCCCCGGCGGTGACGCTTGCGGTCGACAATCCGGTCCCCGATGTCATCTTCCCGACCGTCACGTCTGGCGCGCAGGCGATGTATGTCACCTATGTCAACCCGTCGGATGCAGACTTCGTCGGCTCCTTTGTCTGGGCTTCGACCGATCAGAACTTCGATCCCCTTGCGACGACGCCGGTCTATCAGGGGTCAAACAATCTGGTCGCGATCCCCGGCGATCTCGGAACGACCTATTATATCCGCATCGCCGGCTACGATCAGTTCGGCACCGATAACCTGAACATTTCGCCGCCCTTCGCTGTGACAGTGGGCGGCTACACGCCCAACGTCACCCCGCCAGATATTCCAACCAGCCTTGCGCTATCTACCAGCAACCTCACTCTGACGACGGGTGAGGTTCAACAGGTTCTGACCGCGACCTGGGACGCTTCGCCCTCGAGCAACTTCGCCTATTTCGACGTCGAGATTCAGGACGGCGCCGGCTCCTTCATCAGCTATCAGACCTCGCTCGACATCTTCTCCTGGCCGAACCTGGTCTCCGGCCACACATACACGGTCAAGGTCCGAGCTTGGTCGCAGACGGCGTATGCGTCGGCATTCTGCGCCAGCATCTCGATCGCCATGCCGGCGAAGACGACCGGTCCGGGCGCTATCACTGAGCTCGCCGTCGCCGCATCGCTCAAGAGCGTCTATCTTCAGTGGGTCAATCCGAGCGACGCCGACCTCGATCATCTCGAGATTTGGTTCGGCACGACCGGTGTGCTCGGCGCAGCAGTGCTGGCCGGCACGTCTTACGGGACTGCATTCACTCAGGCGGGGCTCACGACGGGCGTAGAGCTCTATTATTGGGTGCGCGCTGTCAACACGTCGGGCGTCGCGGGTGCTTACGCAGGCCCCGTCTCTGTCACGCCTGGCGCAGTCGCCAACGGTGACATTGTCGCGGGCTCGATCACCGCCGATCGACTCGTCGCCGGTTCAATTACGGGCGATCTTCTCAACATTACGACCTCACTCCCGCCGACGATCACCATCGGCACGACAGGCGTTGAGATTGGCGATCCAGCCGCCCTGATCAACTACAATAACACCACCCAGATCGCCGCCGGTCTAATCGAGATCGACGGTTCGACAACGCTCGCCTCCTGGCAGAACGGTTCAGACGCGACCAAGATCGACGGCGGCTCGATTGCAGCCAACACCATTGCGGCTAACCTACTGACCATCGGCCTGCGCGGCGTCACGATCACCGGCTTCACTTTCGCCTTCAACATCGGGACGAGCGTCTTCTCCTGGACGGCCGGTACAATCCAATATCTCGACGACGCCGGCGACAACGTAACCGTCACGGTGGCTGCGGGCTCTCTGACCTACACTGGCACTCCCATCTACGTCTGGTGGGAGAAGGACGCGACGACACTCTCGAACGACATCGCCGCGAGCTCTAGCGCCGACGTGATCAATTTCGCCAGCTATACTCCCCTGGCGGGAATGATCGTCAGCTATGGTCAGACCGTTGTCGACGGCTCGAACATCGTCACCGGCTCAATCAAGGCCGCGCAGATCGCCGCTGCTTCGATCACGGCCGATCAGATCGCCGCTGGCACGATCACCGCTACCCAGATTCAGGCGGGCGCGATCACCGCCGATCGCCTAACGGCGGGAACGATCACGGCTACTCAGATCGCCGCAAACTCGATCACCGCGGCTTTGATCGCCGCCGGCAGCATCACGGCCACCCAAATCGCCGCCGGCACCATCACGGCCACCCAAATCGCCGCCAACTCGATCACCGCGGCGCAGCTTGACGTCACCACGCTCTCGGCGATCAGCGCCGATATTGGCGCTGTGACCGCCGGCACTATCCAGAGCACTGACGGGAAAATGATCATCGATCTCGATGGCGGGGCGATCTACTTCAATGCGTGATCTATGACCATCAGCGTCAAGGCGGGATATTTCTCGGATGGGGGGCACCGCTTTCGCGTCGTCGCGCCTGGCTTCGATGCCGACCCGGCGCCGACTGATCCGACCAACATCATCTTCGATTCTGACTGGCCAGAGTTGCTGAGCACAGCCGCGGGCTACTACGGGACGGCGGTTCTATCGCCCACTGCTATTACGACCGTCAGTTTTCCCACGCTGCCTTTCTTGCCGTTCGTCGCCGGCGCTTTCTATGTACCTGATCTTCCGGCATACAGTTCAAGCCATCCGCTACCCTACAACTACTACGGAACGACTCTGTGGGAAGATTTGCAGACCGCGTATCAGCTTTCCAGCGGGTTCGCAGTGTCGGAATCGAGCATGTCTCTCCCGGCCATGGGGAATGTTTCGACGGGCCTATGGGCCGTCTTCTTCGCCGATCCCACCGCGCTGGCAGGATCTCGCGCGGGAACCACATGGATGAAGTGGGACGCCAGTGGCCCAGTCGTATCGAAGCCTGGACGCTTGATCAGCTCGACGAATGTCTGGGATTTTCTGATCCCGCCGGCGTCACTAGGGCCTGTGCTTGGCCGACCGCTTCATTCGGAGACGGTCTCATCGCTGGGCTGGGTGCAGAATTGGAACCAATATAATGCACCCGGCGTGACGCCAACGTATAATAAGGTCGCAGACTACATATATTCATACAAGCACAGTCTCGGGTATATCCCCTTCGTGTTCTCGATCTCGTACCCCGATTTTCGTGTATCTGCCTTGGCATCCCCAAACATCTATGTTGACGATCAACGTGTTTACGTTGTTGGGCGCGGTAGCGGCTACAGCAGCGCGGGCAAGACGCTCGCTATCGCTCCAACCTCAATCTTTATTATGAAGAATAAATGGCATTAGGCTATGACTTTGACGACCCAGTTTTACATCGACCCGAGTGCAGGAGTTATGCGCTCCACTAGTTCTGGAGATAGCGCGGTATCCCCGACTAACCAGGCTGATGTTATTTTCGACGCTTACGGGTCTCGCTACGGCGGGGCGTCCGTTGCGCAACAAATTCCGTGGTCGTCCTTTTCTGGGCCGGTCAGCTACAATCCACCTAATGCTTCTTATGTGAAATCCGCCTATTACTATTCTTATCAGTATAACTTTGCCACGCCCTACGCCTATATCCCGCTCGTCTTCGCTTCCTATCAAGATCCAGCAACGGATGATTGGGTCGCCAGCTATAACAGTGGAACTGTGACCTATGTTACATCCGGCGGTGTAATTACGCCACGTGGCACAGGCGCGAACTCAGGCTTCTTCGCTACGACGAGTTATATCTTCCTGTTTCTGTCTGTCATCAACTTCGCAAATCCAACGTCGTGGACGTCGCCACAGGCTTACGCCTTCCGCACCTATGGTCTTTGACCGATAATCTTGGAGAAAGTCGATGGCCGCATACACCGATGGCACGATTGGACTCGTCTGCAACACCAGCACGATCAAAGGCGACGGCACGGCCTTTCTCGCCAATGCAAAGGTCGGTCAATTCGTCTCGATCCCCGGCCTCAAACAGATCTTTCATATCAAGTCGGTCGACAGCGACCTCCAACTGACCGTGTTCGAGACGATCCCCGGCCCGACCGGAAACACTCTGTTCGGGCTGGTCTATGCGATCGCCACCGACTTCACACCCACGCTCAATCTACCGATGCCGGGCCGCAACCATCTCAATTCGCAGGCGCTGATCAATCGCGGCCTGAAGATTCTCGATCTGGAAATGCCGCTCACCTAATTTTGCGGTAGAGAATCATTCAGTTTTGACTTACTCTTGCGGAAGCAGGAAGGGCATTCATGGCTCAGTATCGTCTCGGCACCGTCAACGTCACCAATGGATCCCCTGTCGTCGCTGGCGCGGGAACGCAGTGGGCGGCCAATGTTACCGCGAACGACCTGTTCGAGATTCAGGGAGAGGGCGTCTGGTACAAGATTCTCAGCGTCGACTCCGACATACAGATCACGCTGACCACCAATTATGTCGGCACGACTAAGACGGCGCAGCAAAACGCCATTCAGCGCGACTTCACGCCGACCAACGCCTTCCCAACGCCAGCGTTCGGCGACATCGACACTTCGAGCCTCATCGCTCAGTCGCTTCTTCAGATCGACGCGGCGCTCGTCGCGCTTTCCCCGATTTCCAGCGTTCTTCAGGGCGACGTGTCGGTCTCGGGTGTCGTGATCATCAGCGCGGCCAGTCTCGGCGGTGTCATGGACGGCGTCGTCATCGGCAGCGTCACGCCGGCGGCGGGCACCTTTACCGCTCTGACTTCCAATGCTCTGCTTCTGACGATGCGATGCCTGGTGTCGGCGCTTCCGGCCGGCGTCGTTGGCGGTGTCGCCTTCGCAACAAACGGCCGCAAGACGGGCGAGGGCGTCGGCGCTGGCACCGGCGTTCTCGTCGTCTATTCGAACGGCGCCTGGCGCCGACTGTCGGACGATTCGGCGGTGCTAGCTTAACAGTTCCCTTTTTCACTTTCGGCTGGTATGATCAATCAACATTGATTGTGCTCTAGCTCGAAGCGGACCTTAATCTGATGACCCCCGATTTCGGCCCGGCTTCGTCCGGTTGGTTTCCCACCTACAGCCAGATTCTCGGGACGGTCGCGATGATCATCGCGCTTGGCTCAGCGGCATCGGCCTACATCAACGGCGTCAAAGAGCGGGCGAAGACCGAAGTCGGGTTCGCTGAATCCGCCAAGAAGACCGCGGAGACCGAAAAGGCTCTCGCCGTCGTCAGCCGCGAGCTCACCGAGCACAAACTCGAAGTCGCCACGCGATACGTCAACGCCGACACGCTGCGACAAGTAGAGGCGCGGCTCTTCTCTGCAATCGATGGCGTCACCACGGCAATCCGCGATTTGGGCGCCCGCCTGGACCGCGCATTCGAGCAACGTCAGCACGACTAACCAAGGATAGATCCGTGATTGATCGCGACAAGTTCTTCCCCTCCATTCGCGCTTCCTTGTTCGCCGGCAATCTAGGCCAAGGCCAGGTCGACGGGATGCAGGCGATTCTGGATGCTTGGGAGCACTGGGTCCCGGCCGCCGACGTGCGCTTCGTCTGCTACAGCCTTGCGACGGCCTATCACGAGACGGCCGCGACCATGCAGCCGATCGACGAGTATGGGCAGGGCAGGGGCCATTCCTACGGAGTGCCGACTGGCCCCTGGCACCAGGCGTATTTCGGTCGCGGCGACGTTCAGCTCACCTGGGAGGCCAACTACGCGCACGCCACCAAACGGCTGCGCGAACTCGGCGTCCTCGACGCAAACGACAATCTCGAAGCGAACCCGGAACTGGCCGAGCGCCCCGACATCGCCGCGGCGATCATGATCATGGGGATGATCGAAGGTTGGTTCACCGGCGCCAAGCTCGGCGGCTATTTCAGCGCGACGAACGACGACCCGGTCAACGCGCGCCGCATCATCAATGGCACCGACTGCGCCGAGAAGATCGCCGACTATCACGACGCCTTTCTCGACGCCGCGCAGGCTCCGTAATGGGCCAGGCGGGCGCGCAGCCGATCGAGATGATTCCGGTTGAGGACAACTGGAAGAATCGTCGGCGCGTGCTCTTCGCAACCCTGATCTGGATGGGCGTCGCGATGACTGCGATCCTCGTTCGCGGCATCGACAACGCTCTATACGATCAAGCCTTCATCGCTCTATCCGGTTCCGGCGTCACGCTGCTCACCGCCTACATCTTTGGCGCGGTCTGGGACGACAACAACCGCCGCAACAACTACGGGTCGAGCTCCTACGACGACAACTCCTATCAGAGCCCGGCCTGGCGTCGCTCGCCGATCCCGGAAGCTCCGCCGACGGCTGAGAAGCCGCAACCCCCGCCCATGCCGTGAGGATCTAATGCTCAGTCTTTGGCCCACCACTCTCGTTCCGCGTCTTATCGCCATCGGTGTCGCGCTTCTGGCGCTCGCCGGCGTGATCTTCGCTCTCTATATGTACCTCGAAACCACTCAGAACCGACTGATTGCACAGGCGCAGATCGCTGCCAGGGCAGAGGTCGTCACGCAGTATCAGGCGCAGTCCTCGGAGATTCAGCGCCAGCAGGCGCGATCGCAGGCGGGCGCCCTTGTGGGGCTCGTGAATTCCGATGCGGCGGCGTCTAGCCAAGCGGCTGATGTTCAGACGCAGATCCAAACCATCACTGAGCCGAAGCCGCCAATCACGCCAGCAAAGAAGGAAGATGCAAATGTCGATCCTGAAATGGTCAAGGCGATTGACGCTATCAATCGCGACAATGACGCTGTTGACAGCCTGCTCGAGTCAGCCTCCGGCGCCGCCCGTCCAGTTAAGCGTTGAGCCTATCGCGATCGCGCAGCCGGCTCGCCCGGCGCCGGTCAAGCTCTCGCGCATTCACTGGGGTCTCTGCGGCACAATGGCCTGCGTGTCGATGGGCGACGAGAAGCTCGCCCTCCAGAACGACGTCCAAGTGGCAAGCTGGATGCTGCGGATGAGCAACATCGTAAACTACTACGAGAAGGCGACTGCCGCTATGAAACGGACGAAACTCCAATGATTCCAGTCAACGTTGACTGATCTTGCTATATTAGAAGGGATCGCTTTCAAGCGGTTCCAGCGCAGCAGAGAGAACTGATTCATGGTGGGTTTCCAATCTGTCCCGAAGATGGACGAGTTCATCGCCGCGTACAACGATCTCGATGATTGCCCGACTATCGCGCATGTTGCGGCAGCTCTCGGCCTCTCCCGCAAATCGGTGATCAACCGCGCCGCGACGCATCGTCAGCTCCTCGAGGCGGGCATGAGCCTGCCGCTGATCGTCACCCGGTCGCGTGAGAAGGATGTCGAGGTCAAGACAGAAGAAGCGCCCGAGCTCACCGCCCAAGATCATGCCAAAGCGCGCGCTACGCGACTGAACGCAGAGATCACAACGCTGTTGCAGCGCTCTGACTATCCCGTCATCAATCCCGAAGCGATCATCGTCGACAGCTATCTCTCCGAGCGCTATGACCGCGATACTGGCGTCTATGAAATGATCGAGGGCACCCCGCGCACCTGGATCTCAGACACCCTCCGGGTCGCGCCGATCGCCGACTGCCGCGATCGCAAGTTCATCTTCGCCGGCGCTCAGAACGACGCGCCGCTTCACGCCGAGTTCTGGATCAATCTTCAAGCCTACGCCACGGCGATCGGCGCCGAGATCATCGTCGGCCCATGGACCTATGAGACGCAGTGGTGGAGCGAGAACAACCCGATCTCGCGCTCCTACGCCAATGAACTGACGCCGCATCTGTGCTTCGGTCAGCTCGCCATCGGCGATAACTTCGTCTTCTGCGGCGAAATGAACACGCTGCCGACCGCCGATCGGCCGCTCTCCGGTCTCGCCACATACAGCCGCAGCCGCTGGGCAGTCTTCCCGCATTCCAAGCTCGCGCTCGAAAGCATCCCGTCGACCGATCCGGGCGTTCAAGCCTATCAGATCATGACCTCCGGGG